TTGGCAAGCTGAAGGATTGGCGGCGCATCCACACCCGCTACGACCGCTGCGCCCACACCTTCATGTCAGCTATCGCCATCGCGGCCATCGTCATCTTCTGGATATGATCAATGAGTCCAGAGCCTAGGGTGATCGGTTCACGCGCCATAGCCGCTCACCGTCATTTTAACATCAGCGAAGCGCCCGCCCTGCAACCATGCTGGCCGCAGCTCACCCGCACCATCGGCCCGCCAAACATAGGCCAGATCGGCGGGCATATAGGACGGCGACCCGCCGAAAAAGAATGTTTCCCCCTCGCGGTAAGCTTTGCTAAATGGCACCAAATCACCCTGGACAAAATCCCGCGCCAAAGGTGAAAACGCCACGTCTTGCTTGATAGATTGCCGGGTGATCGTGCCGCCCGCAAAATGCCCGCCCAGCGTTATGTTGGCGTTGAATTCTACGGCCAGCGCCTCATTGGCGGGCACATAAGGCGGTTGCACATCGCCCGGAAAGATCATGCGCTTGCCTGCAAAGGCTATGCCGATCTGTGGCGCATAGGCCGCACCAGATGCCGCAAAAAAACGCAAGCGCTGAACCGTGCGTGTTGGGATGATAGCGCCAAGCGCAGCGCTGCCCGTTTCCGCAAGCAAAGCAGGGCCAAACGCATATGCGGTTCCATAGGCCGCAACTAGATCAACTGAAGTTTGCACAGAAAAGCTTGTGGCAAGCCCGGCCAGATTATGAGCCGCAAAGCATATGCAATCCATTTCGACAGGCGCGGGCAGGGTGCAAATCCACTGGCCAGTAGTTGTTACCGGCTGCCAGAAATCAAAGGTTTGCGGCCCCAAAACATTCGCCCATGTCGCGCCCGCTGCAAGCGATCCCGTGCCCGAAAAAGTGCCGCCCGCTAATAGATTGTCGAAAAGCGCGAAAGGCTTTTCCCCATCGGTCGCGCCGCCTGCCAGATAGATCATGCTGGAACCCCCACTTGCAGGCCGCGCTTGCCGAATTCCTTTTGCAGCGCATCCGCCAAGGCGATGATCTGCGACCCCTCGTAAAGCTTCTTCGGATCAAGCCCCTGCAACGTCACCACCAGCGGCGATTGCGCCGCCTCTGCCGTCGAGGCCGAGGCGCTGCCCGCCGACTCTGCGCCACCGCCCGAAGTACCGCCGCCCTTGGATTTGCCAGATCCGCCAAGCGCCGAAACCACGCCCATGCCCGCCGCACCGATGGCGGCGTAAGCTGCAAAGCGCTGCCACACGGTCAACCCCGGCGTTGCCAAAACCGCCGCTTGCGCCCGGTAAGTGTTAATCAAAGCCTCTGCAGCTGCCGCTACGCGCTGCACCTTGACCATCTTGCTTCCACCCGCCGCCGCCAAAGTAGCCATGCCGCCGAAGAAGGTTTCGGCATTGGCAAGCGCGCCGCCAGAAGCCACGTCCCGAATTCCACGCAACCGCTCTTGGTGTTCCGTTTCCAGCCTCTCTAGCGCCTCGTGCCGCCCGCCAACCTGCATGAGTTGCGCATCGGTTGCCGTAGCCAGCAGCGCCGAAGCTTCGGCATACCACGCCGTCACAGCCTCGCGTTCGGTCTGAAGATCACGCAGCACGGCATCCAGCTTGCCAGTGCCGCCGCCGCTTCCGCCTTTGCCCGCACTGCCCGCCGTGGTCTTTTTCAAGGTAAAGCTGCCCGACGCAGAAGCACCCGCGCCCACGCCTGCATCACCCGAGCCGCCGCCGCCAACCGCCAGCGCCACAGCCGAAGCCGCCAAGCGAGCCTTGACCGCAAGGCCATCCAAAACACCACCTAAGCCACTGACTACGGAAATAGCGTCATTCAGACTAATGCCGTTGATACCATCGACGGCGCGCATCGCCGCGATAGCTTTACCAGTCAGGTCAGTCAGACCGATTTTGTAATCATCAACCCCAATAGTGCCGATCTCGAACTGTTTGACCAAGTCGAGCATTTGTAAGGAAATTTCGCTCAAGGCTTCTGAAGCCTTTGTATCACCGCCAAGCGCCCCTAACGTCATGGCAGCCAGCTCAACCTGACCTGCCGCCTCGCGCGCTTGCTGGCCCAGATCAGTAACCGCAGATGCACTCTCCCCAATTAGGGTGGCATTTTGCTCCATAAGCGTGTCACTCGCGGCCAGCTTGTCGGCAAGGTCTTTGCCTAAGATTTCCGCCGCACGTTCGCGCGAACCGAATATCTTATCTAAGCCGCCGCCCAGATTTGCCACCTCCGCGACATAGCTTGTCACGTCAGAAATCAGTCCGGCCCAGCCTACCGCCGCCTCCATAAAGAACGTGGTTGCGCCCGTGGTTAGCTTATCAAAACTGTCATCCAACTCTCTGGCGCGCGCCACTACTTGCTCATCCATCACAGCGCCCGCATCCTGCGCCGCAATGCCCATGTCTTTCAGTCCTGCGCTGCCGCCTTCCAGTGCAAGCGTCATAGCCTTGCCACCCCGGCCAAAGGCTTCGGTAATCATACTCATGCGGGTGGCCTCGTCGGGCACCCGCTGTATCAGGTCAGCGAAATCACCCAGCAGGTCAGAGGTTGATCGCACCTCACCCGAGGCGGTGCGCAATTGAATTCCGTTCGCAATAAGCAGGTCGCGGAATGTACCAGTGCCCCGCGCTGCGTCGCCTATATTGTCGGTGAACTTCGCAAGGCCAGAGGCAAATTCATCGCGCCCGACTCCCGCCAGCTTCATGCCGTATTGCAGCTCCTGAAACTTTTGGACGGTCAAGCCGATCCGGTCAGCATCATCCGCCATGTCCGCTATTGACCCGATTGCGCTTCGTAACCCGCTGGTAAACGCCGCCAACCCACCCGCAAGCAAAGCTCCCGCGAAAGCCTTACTAAATGTGCCAACCCTTCCCTGCACAGACGCCAGCGCCTGATTGATCCGACCCGAGGCGGCAATCATATCAGCTTCCATTCGCCGCGTGGCCATTGAAGACCCGCGCTGCAAACCCTGATAGGTCTTTGTCCCGGTCCGCTCTGCTTTCGCCATCCGCTTTTCAAATTCGGATATCCGCGCTTCCAGCATCACTATAAGCCGCTCGTCTGCGTTGCCGCCACCTTCAGCCATCAAGCCACCCACATATCATCTGAAAACCAATCCGCGCCCGTGGTGAACTTGTCTTCACCCGCCGCAGCTCGCGCGACGGCCATTGCTGTTGCAACCGCGCCGTCAATCTTGTTGCCAGATCGCGCTTTGTGAAACATGCGCACCCCGGCCTTGTCGGTTTCAACTTGGACGTTCTCAAAATTCCAGCGCAAAACCGGGTGCCCTGCGTGGCGGAACTGCCCCGACAAAATCACCCGCTCTAGCTCTTTCACCGCTGGCCCCATCGAAACCCAGCCTTGCCGGAATTCCACCGCAGGCAGGCCATCGGCCACCAGATCGGCCATCATTGAACGGCCAAAGGTTGGGTCAAAGGCAATTTCCTGCACATTGAATTTCGCGCACAGCTCACGAATATGCAGCTCCACAGCGCGCAAATCCACCGTGTTGCCGGGTGTCGGGAGTATGAAACCATCCTCTGCCCACGTCACATAGTCCACGCCATGCCGATCACCGCGCCCGCGCAAGTTGTCTTCAGGACAAAAGAAATAAGGCTGCACCGCATAGCCGCCTGCCTCATCCTTGAACGCGATCACAACCGCCGTTAGGTCTTCATTTTTGGATAGGTCAACGCCGATCCAGCAAGGTGCCGCCGACATTTCAAAATCATCAAGATCGACCTCAAACGCGCCTCGGTCGTAAACGTGCATTTCAACAAACGGCGATGTTGAACTGTCAAGCCAGCGGTTTAGGTTGAATTGCAAAAAGCTATCGCGCTCAAACGGCGAATTGACCGCTTTTTTCACAATGTCGCGGAAGGCGTCCAAGTCGGGATAGCCATGTTTCAGCCCCGGATTAACCTGAAACCACAGGTCCTCATCCTGCCAATCGTCTTCAGGTTCGGCCATGAAAATCACGGGCAGGGTGGCCGGATCATCAACCTGTCCCTTTTGCACCCGGATCGCATATTCCACCACGTTCCAAGCAAGGTTCTCTTGCCCCCGGCCCGAGGTTGTCAAAGTCATGTCCAGCGTTCCCGGCACCTTGACCAAGGCCGAAGTAAGGGCGTCATATTGCAGCCGCCCCTTATTCCCGGCCCATGCGTGTAACTCATCCTTCAGCACCACATTAGGCGTCTTGCCGTGCAGGGCGTTGCCATCGGCGGCAACGGCCAGATAACGGCTTGTCGTATCGGGGCAGGCAATGCGGCTGATATACTCGCGCACATCCAGCTTTTTGCGCAGCCGGCTATCGTGCTGCACAATCAAGGCGCACTCGCCAAACAGCTCTAGCGCTTGCTCATGCGCCGACGCCGCCGAAACAATCAACTGCCCCGGTTGCCGCTCTGGCCCGATCAAATGCAGCAACGTGATCGCCGCCGCCAAGCTGGTTTTGCGATTGCCACGCGGCACCAACAAAACCACCCGCCGCACTATGCGCCGCCCCAGATCATCGCGCGGCCCATAGATCGCTTTGATGATCGCCTCTTGCCACGGGTCCAACTGAAACGGGTGCCCCGGCGCCGGGTTTTTCGGGTGTTTCAGCTTGCGCAAGAAATCAATCGCGCGCTTCCCGTATCCAAACGGATCGGGGATAGTTTCCGGCGCATCAATCCAAGCGGGTCGCAGCATGTTTCACCCTTAGAAATTAAACAAATCGTCTTCATCATCATCAGCCGAAACCGTTGGGCGTGATCGGGATACGGGCGTAAGCCCAAGCTCCCCGGCCATCTGCCGCGCCCGGTTGGTGCAATCGGCTTGCACCGCAACCGCTGGATTTTTGCGGCTGGAAATCACGCGGGCGTTGCCGTCTTTGTCCATCGCATAGATCATCTGCACCGCACCAAGCTTGCGGATTTCCCGGCCCATTTCCCGCGCAAGGCCAATGGCTTCACAGTAGTTTTCAAGGATACCCAGATCAGCGCGGGTCAAAATCTTGCGCTCCACCAACAGCGGGTAAACCCGATCCCATTCCGCCCCGGCATCCGGCCCCATGAAATCGGGCGCGGCCATATCTGGCATCACATCGCGCTCAAGCTTCAAATGAGGTTTTGTGCCTTTCACGCCGCGCCCTCACAGTGCAGCGCTAGGCCCGCACCCTTCGCCCAATCGCCGCCGTCTATTTGCTTCAGGTCGTAAATCTTGCCCCGAAACATCACCCGATCGGCAAGGGTGACGCCCGCGAAAACACGGGTGCGCAACACCAGCGCCACCCGATCCACCGCGCCCGCCGCGCCCTCAATCTGTTCTGCCTTGTCTTGGCTCACCAGCTCCGCGCGCAAGGTGGCCAATAGCGCCCATGTATCAACCGGGGTGCCATAATCATCGGGCGCGCTGGTGACGCGCTGAAGCTGGATCACATGCCGCAGCTTGCCCGCCTTCATAGCCCGCCCCCCGTTATGGTGGCGTCAACCGTGACAACGCCGTGTGAAGTGCTGCCATCCGGGTCGCGGATATAGCGCACCGTGCTAGACCATCCGGCCAGCACGAAACCGCCCTCTAGCGGCACCCGCCCAGCCCGCAAGGCTTGCCGAATTTCCCAGCCGATCCGCCGCACCCCGGCCAGTGAAACTTCCTTTTGCCATAGGTGTATCGTGTGGAAAATCTGCACCGATCCGCCCGTAGCAAGCCCGCCATCAAGCTCTTGTGTTTCGCCCAAGATGATCGACGGCGAAGGGTTTGGTCGCGCGTTGCGGTCCAAGATATTGGCCGCAGGCACCAGCGCTACCAGTGCAGGCCGCGCTAAAAACACCGCGCGCAAGGCTTTTTGCATGGCTAAATCTGCACTCATTTGCCAGCCTTTCTTATGGCGCGGCTCATGCCAGCCTTGATTGCGGTCAGGGCTTTCTTTCGGGTCAAGCGAAACCCCGGCCAAAAGAACGGCTTGGCGGGTGAATGTGTCGTGCCGTATTCGACCAAATGCGGGTAACGCACATTGGTATTGCCGACAGTCACCGCCGCCATGTTCTCCGGCACAAAGCCCGATCCCCCCGGCTGGCTATAGGGCGGCGTGTTCTCAAGCGGCCCGGTAACTTGGATTGAGGCGCGCATGTCGCCTTCATCCACCGCTGCAAGGCTGCGCATAGCATCCGCCACCATATCCGCGCCCCTGATCAGCGACGGCTTGACGCCCTCGCGCACGGCTTCAGGGATAGCCCTCATTCGATTTTGGAAACTGGCCAGACCCTCGCCCATGTCAAAAGGTCCAATCGCGGAATTCGCGGATGATTTCCGACACGCCAAAAGGCGGTTCGCGGGCGGCTTCTACGGTCGCCTCGCGGTTCTCATACCAATGCGCGGCCAGCATCAGCACCGCCTCCACCAGCGCCCCCGGCACCGCCTCTTGCCCTACTCCCCCAAACGTATCGGCAAACTTGAACCCAAGCTTGCGCTCAATGAAGCCTTCAGCCGAGGCAAGCATCCGCGCTAGCATCACATCATCGGTCACGCCAATGTCATCGGTAAAAGACAACTGCGCCTTCAGATCGTCTAACGTGCTGATTGCCATAGCCAAAAAACTCCAATTCCCGCAAATAACACACGAGGCACCCCGCGCCGGTCCCCGGCTTAGGCGGGAAGTTGAAGACCACCCCCCACCCGTGCCGAAGGCTGATCAGGTCGCGCTGGCGTGGGTGACGATGATGTTGCTATTCGGTTGAATGGTGAACTTGACACAACCAATGTCGTCACCCTCGCCATCATCCACACCAATCACCGAGCCAACAAAGGCGCGCGTGCTGTTCTTCGGGCTGGCACCCGTCGCAGGCTTATCCCCGAAGCTGAAGCGCATGGCATAGTTGGAAGCTGGCGCATCAAACGCCGCGCGCATGGCGATCTGGCCAGCGTCCAGCGGGTCAAGCCCGCACACATAGTCGAACGGCTTGCCTTTGCGGAACATCTTAAAGACGCGGGTGCGGCCATCGGTGACATTGGTGAATTCAGCCGTTGCCCATTCATCAGCAGGGCGGCCCAAGGTCTTCGGTTCCTTCACCTCAACCGCAGCCACCAAGGGCGTGGTAAGATCGGCTGTAACAAAGTCTGCGCTCTTGAGTGCCACCACAGCGCCCAGCTCAAACTTGCTGCCCTGAATTGTAAACACGGACATAGCTATTTCCTCTTTTCTTCGCGCTGTTTCGCGCTGTTGTGATCGTAGGCGCAAAGGCTCTGCCAGTTGTTCTTGTCCCAGAACAACGCCTTATCGCCCCTGTGTGCTTTCTTATGGTCCACCACCACCGCGCGCTTGCCACAGCGCACACACCACGGGTGAGCCTCTAGCCATGCAGCCCGCGCGGTGTCCCACTTAGATGTATACCCGCGCGCGCTTGAGCTTGGGCGCTTGGCATCAAAGCGCGCCTTGCGTTCCCGATCCGCGCCCGCCGTGCAAGGGCAGCGCTGGCCTATGGCCACCGTCTTGCCGCATCTGCAAAGGCGCGGGGCGCGGATCGGCATTTTAAGGCACCGGGCGAATAAGCGGTTCAACCACGGCATTTGCGCCCATGATTGCCGAGGTGCCTGAAGCCAAGGTCAGCACAGGGCGGAAATAGCGCTTTCCGCCGATATAGCCGAGCCTATAGCTGAAGCTTGCAACCAGCACCGCAGGCGCATCAGATTGCATCTGTGCAGCCGGAACATCATTCCACGTTGCGTTGTCCGAGCTTTCCTGAAGCTTGGCGCTAAAAGACGCCGCGCCCGTGATCGCCCCCACAGACAGATGAATAGCCGCCGATTTGCAATCTTTGACATCAACAGCAATGCCGTTGGTTGTGGCGGCGTAAGAGGCGGGCAGCAAAGCGGTTCGCACCGCATAGTTGGAATAGAAATCACGCAAGGCCATAGGAACCCCCTGTTAGCCGATGGAAGGATAGGCAGGGCGCGCATCGCCCCGCCCGCTGGCTTAGATCGACATACGCAGCTTTTTGAACTTGATCGGCTGCAACACCCGCCCACCGACGCGACGGCCCATGTGATAGCGGGTCTTCTTTGCGGTCGCTTGGCTGTAGGGGTCCACCAGCACCGAAAGGCCGAGGCGGTCCAAGATCCGATAGCCGCTGAAATCGCCGTAGATGATCGGGGTGGCCGCGCTGGCCACATCAGGCATATCGACGTTTTCAACGACAGGACGGCCCAGCAAGGTTTCAGGCTGGCCGATCTGCACAGAGGGTTGCCAGACCTTCAGGCCATTGGCATCGGTCCAGTTGCGCATCTTGCCAAGCGTGGTGCCGTTCATCATCCACACGCCTTTGTTGCGATAAGAGGGCGCGATGGAATAAAGCATGGTGATCAGCGGCGCGATGGCGTCCGAGGCGGTGAAGGCAATCGCGCCATAGTTAAAGTTGGCAATATCCGCATTGGTCAAAATGCCCTCTGGATCGTAGAAGCCCGCGCCATTGGTGAAAGCGAAGGTTTCCTTTTTTTCAAAGTCTTCGCCGCACATTTCGCGGATTTCGGCCTCAACCATCGCCGCATCTTGCAGCAGAGAATTCGGGATATCGACAAAGGTGGACATAGCCTTGGTCAAAATCTCAAGCTGGCCGAAGATGTTCGTGGTGGCGGTTTCCGGCTCTGCCGTGGTGTCATCATCCCACGTCGCGTTGCCACCGGGCTTGCGGGTCGGATAGATCACCGAAGGCGAGCTGGCACCCTTGACCGAGGCCAAAGACCGGAAAGGCGAGATTTCAACAATATCCTTGATCACCTCGCTTGAGAATTCAGGCGGTGCCAGATAGCCGCCGTTTGGGTCGCTGGAAATCGACAGCGCCTTCAGCTCTGTTTCAGGTGCCAGATTGCCGCGTGTGATGTAGGCCGCAAACGCCTTGCGCTCGATTGTCGGCTCTTGTGCCGCGCCACCATCACCACCAGGGCGATTGGCCTTGGCCTCAAGCTTCACCATCTTTTCAAGCAAGGGCGCGACAGCCGCAGCGATTGCCGCCGACATATCCCCGGCGTGTTTGGTTTCCACCTCGCCAAGCTTGGCTTGCAATTCCTCTAACGTCACTTCATCCACCTTCCCGCCCTCTAGGGCTTTTACGTCGGTTATTTTCGCGTCAGGGTGCATCGGCACCGCAACGATTGAGATTTCCTTGAGGTTGACGCGGAACAGGTCGCGCCCGCCGCCAACTCGCGCCTTCTTGCTTGTGGCCAGATAGCCAATCGACAGCCCGCCCATCGCCCCGGCGATGATCAGCGCCCGCACTTCAGCAGCCCGCACCACATCCGCCACCAGCAGCCGACCCTTAACGGCCAAGCCTTGCGCAGTTTCAACCAGCTCATCCCACACGCCCACCACGTCCGCAGGGTCATGGCTGGCCAGCATCGGGATAGGTGGCGCGGCCCCGGCAAATGCGCCCTTGTGAACAATATCGCCGCCAAGATCAGCAGTGCCGAAGATCGAGGCCAGCCCGGTAATCGTGCCCGCCTCATCAACCGCCAAGCTGGCCTTTACCTCTAGCCGCAACATCAGCGCGCCCCCGGCATGAAGCGCCGCCGATCATCCGCAAAGGCGTCAATCTGCGCTTGCACCCAAGTGCCCGCCTTCAGCAGCCGTACCACAGCGGCAAAGTTGAACGGCACGGGCTGGCCATCGGCCATCACATCCCACCCCAAGACGCACCGCGCGAGATTGTGCAGGCGGCACAGCTCACGGTTTTCCGCCGACACATGGCCAGTCAGATCGGTTGCGGAAGTCAGATCATCCACCAACGCCAAACGGGCGCGGGCTTGGGTGTTGCTATCCGGCCCCGCCACCAGCACCTTTAGGCCAGTCGGTTTGCCGTCAACCGGGTGATGTAGCTCAAGCCACGCGCCCCGGTCCTGATCCGCCGCAAACGCCTCAATATCATTCAACTGCATTGGTTGGCCCCTTGGCTGGATTGACAGGCGGCACGGTATCCGGCGCGGCCTTGTCGATTGTGATATTCGGGTTCTCAAACTCATCCCCGCCAGCGCGCGGCCCCATGCCAAGCCAAGCGCGGCCCTCATTCGGGTTCAGCACCTTAACGGCGATCAATGCGGCAATCGTGGTGGCGCGCGTGGAAAGATCGGCGCGGGTCATGTCGTCGCGGTCAAAGCGGATGACAAACTTGCCGCGCTCTGACTCTGAAAACAGCGCGCGCCCTAAGGCACCCTCAAGGGCGCGTAGCCACGGCTCTAAGCAGTAGGTTAAAAATTCCTTGCCGAGCTGTTCCACGTTGCCCCACGTCGCGCGGTCAAGATCGAACAGCATTGAAGGCGGCACCCGGAAGGCCCGCGCAATCTCTAGGATTTGGAATTTGCGGTTTTCCAGAAATTGCGCATCCGTCGAAGTGAACGTGAACGGCACAAAATCCGCGCCATCATGCAAAATGGCAGTCTTGCCGCTTTCGCCGTCCGCCTCATGCGTAGACTTCCAAGCCGCCATAGCTTTCTTCACCGAGACTTCGCCCATGCCTTGCGGAAACTTCAAAGCCCCTGAAGGCCGCGCGCCCTTGCCAAATAGGCTTGCGGCATGGCGTTGCAGCACATAGGCCACCCCGATTGCATCACAGGCCAAATTCAGCGGCGCGCGGCCAAACGGCGCGCGCAAATGGATCATGTCGGATGATGGATATGGAATGTTATTGATACGGTAAAACGGTTCACCCGTGTTTTGATCAAGGTCAACATTCACCACGCCGGAACGGTAACGGATCAGCTCTATCGGCACCCCATCAACGCGGTTGACGTAAGCCAGCCCGCCCCGATCATCTGATAGCGCGTCAATCATCAAATCCCGGATCAGCTCATAGCCAGAGGTCCAATCATTCGCGGCACCCCGCAGCAGCGCAAGCAGCGGATGCCCCGGCACATCGGTTTCGCTGCCATCTTGCGCAACCTCTTTCACCATCAAATCGAGGCAAGCCGCCGCTTCAGAAATAACTTTCATAGCCGAGGCCACGGGTGTCATTTTCAGGGCATCGGCTGCGGAAATTGTAACCCCCGCGCTTACCGCCATTCCATAAAAATAGGCTGACAAATCCGGGTAAGGATCGGCCAGCCCCTTGGTTTCGGGTTTGAACAGGCGGGAAAGGATACCGGGCTTTTTCATCCTCCATTGTGTGGTGGACACAAGCCCTAGCGGTCTAGTCCCTTAAATGGTTCAAGATGTGTCATCTTGAGTCAAGTTGGTTCAAGTTGCGTCACGGGGTTAGCCAACCTGTCGTTTCCAGCGCCTCAAATCCCCCGGATGCGCCCCCCACCGCCCGCCGATCTTGAACACTGGCAAATCAGTTTCGCCCGCCTGCATCATCCGTTGCAGGGTGCTACGGCTCACCCCCAAAAATCCTGCGATAGCCTTCACCCCGTAAATCCAACCGTCTTTCATTTTCTGCCCCCTCATTTTTTTCTAAGCTATGCTTCTCAGCCAATCCGCAAACTTCAACGCGATGGCCCTTTCCACTTCGTCCGCGCTTGCCCGTGGCGGGCGGTTAAATGGCAAATCCCAGCCCTGCAACATGCCCGCCCCGATCTTGCGCCCGATCCGCTCCAATGGCGGAAACCCCTTGGCCGCAAGGTACTCATCCCATTCCGCCGCCTCATGGCTATCGAAGGCGATCAGCTTGGATAGTTGCGGCGCTGGCCGAGACTTTCCCCGCAACAGTTGGCGGGGCGTCAAACCGCCAGTTTTTACGCGCGCATTTTGGTTCATATTTGGTTGTTCTTTATAGGGGGGTATGGGGGGGGCGCACTGGATGGCACCTGTTCTAACCACAGATGGCACCTGTTCAGGTGTCACAGATGGCACCTGTTCAGGTGTCACAGACGGCACCTGATGCGGGCTGCGAAAGCGGTAAGACGCATCACGCCCCGGCGCGTTTCCGCCAAGACATTCGATCCAGCCAGCGGCTTGCAATTCGGCCAAGGCGCGCAACAGCGTCCGCTTGGACGTGCAGACAGCCCGCATCAGTGCGGCCAGACCGGGGCGACATTCGGCGGTTTCATGGTTGGCGAAGCCTTGGGCAAGGATCACAGCGACAAGCCGAGCCATCGGCAGCAGTCGGCCATCAGCCGCCACCGCCTTCATCCAAACCCACCGCTCTTTAGACCATCCACCGGGCGTTTGACCGCGCAGTTGAATGACCTTAGCCATGCTGCAAACCCCTAACAGGTTCGCACTTTGTGCCCGTTTTGTCTGATCTGATATTTTGGGGGTAAGCGATTGAAAACGCGGGATATTGTCCCGGCTTTGCAATCCAGCGCATAGCCTGCCTGCCCACCCGCCTCAAGGTTTGGGTGGGATAGGGGATATGGGCGCGGGGTGCAAGGGGGATTGTGGGATTTGCGCGGGGTGGCGGACTTGGCTTGCAGATCGACCGGCATCAGGAACGCTTTGCGCTCGACGAAAAGTTGGCGCGATCGATTGGCAGGATTGAGCGGGTGGAGTTGATCTTGGGGTAATCCCCCCATTTTTGACGGGGTGCATTTGTAGAACTTAGGCGGCCGTTTTCAGTTTCTGGGCGGGTGTGATGCCGCCTATGCCCATGTTCGGGCGGTCGTTGTTGTAAGTCCATAGCCATTGTGTGGCGAAGTCCTGGGCCTCGTCGATGGTTTCGATGATATTTTGATCCAGCCATTCATGCCGGACCGTGCGGTTGTAGCGCTCGATGTAGGCGTTCTGTTGGGGTTGCCCGGGTTGGATGTGCAGGATGGTGATACCCTGTTTCTCAGCCCAGATCAGCAGCTTGCCACTGATGTATTCCGGGCCGTTATCAACCCGGATGGTGCCTGGCTTGCCGCGCCATTCAATGATCCGGTCAAGGCTTCGGATGACCCGTTCGGCAGGCAGGGAGAAGTCAACTTCGATGCCCAATCCTTCGCGATTGAAGTCATCCAGCACGTTCAGCAGCCGAAACGCACGGCCATCACCGAGGCGATCCGCCATGAAGTCCATCGACCATGTCATGTTCGGCGCATCTGGCACGGCCAAGGCGTCCGGTTTGTCACGCTTTAACCGCTTGCGCGGCTTGATCCGCAGGTTCAGTTCCAGTTCGCAGTAGATGCGGTAGACGCGTTTGTGGTTCCAGGGATGGCCCTTCACGTTGCGCAGGTGCAGGAAACACAGGCCGAACCCCCAAGTCTTGCGGGCGTCGGTCAAACCGACCAGCAGATCCGCGATCTCTTCGTTCTCAGCCCGCAGCTTCGGACCATAGCGATAGCAGGTCTCGCTGACCCCGAAGGTCCGGCAGGCCAGGGCTATGCTGACCCCGCGTCGCGCCACCGCATTCCCGGCCATCTCGCGGCGTTGAGATGGCCGATCTATTTTTTTCCGAGAGCCTCCTTGAGCAGTTCATTCTGCATGCTCAGTTCGGCGAACATCTTCTTCAGCCGCCGGTTCTCTTCCTCAATGGCCTTCGTCTGGGCGATCATCGAAGCATCCATGCCGCCATACTTCGCCCGCCATTTGTAAAAGGACGCGTTACTCATGCCGTGCGCGCGGCACAACTCGGCCACCGGCATCCCGCCTTCAGCCTGACGCAGGATCGCGAGGATCTGCGCCTCAGTGTATCTGCTTGTCTTCATTCGGAATCTCCTCGTTCATATT